TAAAACATCTATTAATACATTTTTTAAAAATGCTAAAGGTTATATATCATTTTATTGGACATCCAATGAGAAGAATGCTACTCAAAAAAAATATTTATGTCCTGAGTGGAGTATATTACCATTAGGATCAAATAAATATAAGATAACAGCAAAATTTGAAGAGTGGCCAATATAATGAGTACAAATGCTAAGATAAAGAGTGATATACAGAAATTAGCAATTGAAACTGATATTGTTGATTTATATTCTATTGATGCTTCATCATTAGGTGGTAGTGTTTATTTTTTTACACCAATGGTTAGTGGTGGATCAAACTTATATTTCAATGGTGTTGAGTATGTTCAATTACCAGTTGAAATAACAGGACTTGAATCAACAGGTGATGGTAGATTACCAAGACCTAGAATGAAGGTTTCCAATATAAATTTAACATTTGTTGGATTTGTTAATACATATAATGATGGATTAGGTGCTAAGGTTACAAGAACACGTACATTTAGAAAATATTTGGATGATGAGATAGATGCTGATCCAAATGCTGTATTTCCATCTGATATTTTTTACATAGAACAAAAAGTTTCACAGAATAAAATATCCATAGAGTGGGAACTTGTATCACCAATAGATTTTGCTAATAGATTTTTACCAAAGTTGCAGGTATTACAATACTGTCAACATAGATATAGATTATTTGATGGTACATCATTTGATTATTCAACAGCAACATGTCCATATACAGGTACAGATTATTTTAAATATGATGGCACAAGTACAACAATAGCTAATGATATGTGTGGAAAGAAGTTATTTGATTGTAAATTAAGATATACATCACAAAATGATCAATTACCATTTAAAGGATTCCCTGTTGTTGGTCAAATAGGAGCAGCTTATAAATAAAATGGGGGAAAGTAAATGTTTAAATATTGTCCAAATTTATATATTGCTGATTTAAATCAAAATTGTATTGATAAAGCAATAGAACATGCCAAGAGTGAGTATCCAAATGAATCATGTGGTATTATAGTTAATGATGAATATATACCATTTAAAAATGAACATGATAATCCAAGTAAAGCATTCCAAATAAAAGATAATTTATTTTTTAGTTATTATATAGATAACAAAGTTCAATGTCTTATACATTCACATAATAATTTCAATATGGCATCATATCAAGATCAAGTCCAACAAAAGGAACTTGATATACCATTTTGTATAATAAATTTAAGAAATAGATCACTAATGGATTGTATAGTCTTTGGTTCAAAAAAACCAGCACCATTGTTTGGTAGGCCATTTTTTTATGGTGCTTTTGATTGTTTAACACTTGTAAGTGATTATATTAAACAAGAACTTGATATAGATTTACCTAATCCACCAAAGGAATGGAACTTTTGGATTAAAGGTGTTCCAATGTTTGAGAATAATTTAACTGATGTATCATATAGTTATATTAATACAAGTGATAGACAAAAAAATGATTTGATATTATATAATATTGGTAATACTAAATATATAAACCATGTTGGTGTATTAATTGGTAAGGATGAGGTTTTACATCACTTATTTAACAATATTAGTGGTACATATCCAATAAGTTTTAACCAAAGATATATTAAGAAGGTTATGAGGCTTAATAAATGATAATATTATATGGAGCATTAAAAGAAAAGTTTGGTAAATTTATAAATTGTAAGGTTAATTCTATTGAGGAATTGATGAGAGCCGTTGACGCTAATAGACCTGGCTTTAGAAAATCAATAGATAGTGATAGACAATATATTATTAAAAGAGGTCCATCATTAAAGTATGGTAAAATTGTTACTGGTAATGAGATTGATATGAGATTTGCTGAAACCACATGGCATTTATTACCATTACCAATGGGTTATGGTGGAAATGGGTTTTTTGGAGCAGTATTTGGAGCAATATTAGCTGTAGTAGGAGCTTATACAGGCCAAGCATGGTTGGTTAAAATAGGTTTTTCATTAGCATTAAGTGGTATAGCAAGTATGTTAGCACCATCTCCATCTGTTTCAAGTTATGCTGAAAGAGAAGCACCTGATAGTAGACCTTCATATCTATTTAATGGACCACTAAATAGAACAGAACCTGGTGGTGCTGTACCACTTGTATATGGTAAAGATGTTTTTGTTGGTTCTATATTTGTTTCAGGTGGTTTAAATATAGGTAAGATACCTTATGTTGAAACTGAACCTTAACCTGATCCAGAACCTGATCCAGGTTGATATTATTAATGGAGAATATAATGACACAAAATAAAAGTATTATTGGTCATGGTGGCGGTGGTAGTGCTCCAGCACCATATGTACCTGTTGAAGAAGATAATACATTACAGGCTAATACATATGCTAATATAGTTGATTTAATAGCTGAAGGTGAAATTGGTGGTCCAGCAAATGATAATAATTGGTATAAATCAACTTATTTAAATGAAATACCTGTTCAAAATCCAAGTTCTATGGTTGAATCTTATAACTATAATGGTATAGTTATAGTTGGTAATAATGGTACAGAAACACAGGAATCATTACCTGGTTTTAGTCCAATAGAGGTTGAAGAAGTTGTTGATACACAGGTTACATTAACAGGTGGACCAGTAACAAGAACAATAACAGATTCTAATGTTAATAATGTGAAGGTAACAATATCTTTACCAGCTTTAATATCACAAGAAAATAATGGTGATAAGAAGAGAACCACATTACAATTAAGAATATCAATAACACCTGATAATGGTGCTGGTGATAAACAAGTTGTTATATCAGAAGACACAAGTGGTAAAATATATGGTAAATGTATATCAGAATATAGAGAACAATTTACAATAACAAATCTACAACAATATGGATCAGCACCATGGGTTATAACTGTTGAGAGAATAACACCTGATAGTGATACTGTTAATTTAATTAATTCCTTTAAATGGTATAGTTATACAACTCAAATTGATACAAAACTAAGATATTATGATAGAGCTGTTGTTGGTTTAACAATAAATAGCAGTCAATTTGGTAACTCTTTACCAACAAGAGCTTATAAAATAAATGGTAGAAAAATAAAAGTACCATCAAATTATAATGTTGAAACAAGAGGTTATACAGGAGATTGGGATGGTGAGTTTATTCTTGGTTCATCTAATAATCCAGCATGGGTTATTTATGATCTATTAACTGATCCTGTTATAGGTCTTGGTGATATTATAAAAGAAGATATGGTAGATAAATGGGGTCTATACTCATGTGGCTCATACTGTGACCAAAGTGTATCATTCTCAACAATGACAATAAATACAAGTGGTTCACACTCATCAAGTACAGGTACTGAACCAAGATTCTCATTTAATGGTGTTATTGAAACTAGAGCACAGGCACTAGAAGTAATAACACATTTATGTTCTGTTATGAGAGCATACCCAATATGGACAGGTGGTATGTTGAAGTTTATACAAGATAGACCTATATTAACACCAGCTAGACCTGTTGGTTTATCAAATATATCACCTGATGGCTTTGAATATGAGGGTATCTCAAAAAGAGATAAACACACTGTTGTTAGAGCATCTTGGAATAATCCAGAAAACTTTGGTAAACTTGATACACTTGAACTTGTTGATGAGAATGCTATAAGAGAATTTGGTTATAATGAATTAGATTTCGCTGCTTTTGGTTGTACATCAAGAACAGAGGCTATTAGAAGAGCTAAATTCATACTTGATACTGATATAAATTCAAGAGAGGTTGTTAAATTTGCTGGTAGTATGGAATTTTCAGATTGTGTACCTGGTGATTTATTAGCAATACAAGATGAATACTATGCTGGTAAGTCATTAGAAGGTAGAGTTATATCAAGTACAACAACATCTTTAAAACTTGATAGACAAATTGTTTTTGAATCAGGTAATACATACACAGCATTGATATCACAACCTAACTCAAACGCTATTGAAAGACAACTTACAAATAGTGCTGGTACAACAGATACATTAACATGGACATCAGCATTACCAGCAGCACCACAATATGAAGGTATGGTTATTATATCATCAACCAATTTATCAACAAGAAAATTTGTTGTTATATCAATTAGTGAAGTTGATGAGTATTTTAACATTGTTGCTATTGAATATGATTCAAATAAGTATGATAGAATAGAAACAGGAGTTGTTGGTGAAATGCCACCTCCAACAACATTATTATCAAGTATATTAATACCACCAACTAATATAAGTGTTGAGGGTTTTACATATACAGAAAGTGATCAAGACATAAGAAAGTTTGGTATCCAAATAGGTTGGACACTTTCTGTTGATCCAAGAACTGATAGTTATGAGTTAAGATATAAACCATCAGATGGTGCATGGAGATATCTTGGAAGTACAAGAGAAAATAGTTTTGATTGGAGAGATACAAAAGGTGATACATATGATATAGGTGTTAGAGGTAAAGGTGCAGGTATGGTATCTGAATGGTTAACATATACTGACTTTACTATGGATGATGAGTTAACTGGTCTTGCTCCCCCAACAAATTTAGATACAATAGATGGTGATGGTATATGGAGTGGTGCTGATTGTACAATAAAATGGGATCCATCAACTGGATCAGAATATAATGATTCAACTGTTGGCACAAGTAATATTGGATATTATAAAGTTGAAGTTAGAAAACCAGATACAACATTAATTAGAGCTTTTAATACAGCCTCAAAATTTGATACAACATATACTTATACATATCAAGATAATGTTAATGATAATACAACACCTTTAAGAACATTATTATTTTTTGTATATACTGTTGATGTTTTTGATAACCCATCAGAGCAATATGCTTCATTATCAGCTTCAAATCCAGCACCTGATATGTCAAGTGTTGTACCTACATTAGAATCTAAATTTGGGTATTTAAAAGCATCATGGATAATATCCGCTGATAAAGATATATCTCATTATAAAGTATATGTTGATACAGATGATACACCAACAACTGTTCATAGTATTGTTAATCATCCAACAAATACTTTGGACATCAATGGTTTATCAGCGGATATAGACTATTTCTGTCAGGTTGAACCATATGATTTATTTGGAGCTGGTATTAAATCACTTGTATCTAATGCTGAAAGTATATATCAAATACCAAGTATAAACGTAGATATTGAATTATCTGAATCAATAATAAGAACAGATAGTGATGATAATACAACGGAAACAATGGAAAAGTTATATAATGGAGCATTATCAACTGATGGTATTAGTTATACTGTAAGTGGAACAGATAAATGGATACAATACAAATATGGTATTGAGGATTACTTTGATAGAATAGGTTTGTGGACAGGTGATGCTAATGGTAAAATTTATATAGCATACTCAACTGATGGAGAAAATTGGACATATCTTAAAGCTGAAGCAGATCATACACTTGATGGTGATGATATGTTGTTGATAGCATCAAGTCAAGAAGATGCTGCTACAAACTATTTTCAATTAATATCTGGTAAAAACTATGCTTTATTTCCTAATAATTTAACAGCAAAATATATAAGATTATATCTAACTGGTTCATATACTACTACAATTTATGAATTTATACCATCAAGAATATTAATATCAGAATTAGCTGCTATAGGTCATTTATCATCTTACTCAGCTAATATTGGTTTAATTGTATCTGGTAGACTTCAAAATGATGATGGAACAACATATTTCGATTTAGATGACAACAGATTAAAATTAGGTACAAAATTTGATTATGATGATGGTGATTTATCTATTAATGGTACAATTACTGTAGGTACAGGTAGTACTGGATATACAAATTTAGATGATAAACCTACTACATTAAATACTATTAATCCTACAGAGTATAATACATTATCAACAGCATCTACTAATTCTACAACAGCAGTAAATCTATTAAGTGATATATCAAATGATGATAAGTTGACAGCTGTAGAAAAACAACAGACTAAAATTCAAGTTGATGCTATAGTAGGTGAAAAATCTGGTATTAACTCATTAGCTTCATCTATGAGTATAACAACAGAGAATACTAATTATAATACTTATTATACTACATTAATAAATTACCTAACTCCACTTTTGAGTAACTTAACAACTACTAGTGATATTAATGGTAATACTTTTAGGACTAACTTTACTAACTTTTATAACTATAGACAAATATTACTTAATAAAATATCTGGTGTTGGTGGAACAGCAATGGGTTTATTAGATGATATTTCAAATGATAATAAATTAACTGCTTCAGAAAAACAACAAACAAAAATACAAGTGGATGCTATTAAAGGTGAGAAGTCTGGTATTAATACATTAGCTGCTAATTTAGCTATTACAACAGAGAACACTAATTATAATACTTATTATACTACATTAATAGATTATATTGATCCGCTATTATCAAACTTAACAACAACTAGTGATATAACAGGAACAACTTTTAGAACAAACTTTACTAACTTTTATAATTATAGACAAATACTACTTAATAAAATAGCTAGTTTCACTGGTGGTATAAAGTATACAAGTCAACCAACACCACCATATAGATTAGGTGATTTGTGGCAAAATAGTACAAGTATATATAGATGTACAACTGAAAGATTAACTGGCTCATATACAGCAAGTGATTGGACCGTAGCTGCAACCAATGATACTCCATTATATGTTGTAGGTACTACACAAATAGACGGTGGAAAAATTCATGCCTCTTCTAATGTAGTAATAGGCAATACTACTAATGGTAGTTATTGTAGTATTTCTGCAGGTGATATATCATTTTATAGATATTTAGCTGGGTCTCATAGAAATATGAAGTCATTAAAAAGAATTGAATCTGGAGTTGCTAATTCTGGAGTTGTGACTACTTTACCAGGATATTGGGAAAGTCAACCAAAAATAATGGTTAGTCAATATCAATTAGCTAGTTATAATAAAGCTTATCCATTACAAAATCAAACAACAAGAATTTCAGCAGATAATATAGTAGAAACTAGTGCTGGATCAGCACAATATAAATTCACACCTACAGCACAATTAATATTAAGTGATGCTGCTATTGGATATAATATAGGTACATACGCAACTGGTCAAGTTATAAGGGATAGTGGATACCCATCATTCTCAGTATACTCACCACAATATGCGTTAGGAATAGCTAATATAAAACAAGTTAATGCTGTTGTATCAGGACAAGGAGTTGAGTACTACCCAGGTACTGGTGCTGGTACATATCATCAATACTTTGCTATATATATTTCAGCAAGATTAGAATATTTTAATGGTGCGTGGCAAAATATGACAGGTGCTTTTACACCTCTACAATTATCATACAATTCACCAATAACTTGGAATTTATCAACACCTACAAGTTCAACTGATATTACTCATATTCGTATGGTTGTTAAATGGACATGGACATCTACAGTAACAGGTGTTCAATTAAGTTATGGTCAACTTCACCCAGAAGGTGAATACCCAATTGAAAGACTAACTGCTGGATTAGTATCATACACATCTAATCTCCCTGGATTTACAATAGTACAAACAGGATCATTAAATTGGATTGCTATTGGTTAATATAAAGGATAAAAAATGACAACATTACTCACGGATATAATTGATAATATATATTTATCAGATGATGATTTAGATATAATAATTGGTGACTTTATAAGTGATCCAAATTATTACTTTGGTACAGCCACAACATCTGCTGGTTGGAGAGAAGAGTCATTCAGAGATACATGGAATCAAGCCTATAGATCAAAAAACTATATAGTCTTTAATGATAATATAAATACTCCAATGTATAAAGATGATATGTTAGCTTATGATAGCTTAATTGATGGTGATTCTGATACAGCATTGTTTTTCAGTTCTGATCCAACATCTGGTTCATTCACAACAGTATCACCATCAGGTGCCTGGGTATCAATAGAATATCCAGTAGAGAGAACAACTAATCTTATCAAAGTAAATATAGATGAAAGTAATGTTGGTGTATGCTTTGGTTATTCTATTGATAATATAAATTGGAACTTCTTAAGTGCTCCAGCAAGTGCTCATACAAATACATCATTAACAGAATATACAACATTAGAGGATGCTCTTGAGAATTATTATACATTAGATGGTGATAATACTTTAAATACAACATTCAACTTTAGAATGAGATACTTTAAAATGTACTTTGTTCCAGATGATAATGTAGAGGAAGTTAACCTATCATTGTTTAATTGTGGTCAACAAACATATATTGAAGACTTGGCTGCTGGCACCATAAATACTAATAAACTAATTATAAGTTCACCTGATGGTAAAACTACTTTTAATGGTAATACTATAATTATTAAAGATAGTAATAATATTGTTAGAGTAGAACTGGGACTATTATCATAATGGCTATTGTATATATAGAATTTGATACCATATGGCAGGATGAGGAATACTTAAATGTATACTCTGATATTGAAAATGTTATAGATGGTACGGATAATACATTTGCTGTATGTGGTGCTATAAATGATGATGATTATGAGGAACCATATACATCTGATCTATTTTTAAACTTAACAAATAATATTACAAGAACTGATTATATTTCAAAAGTTGAATTAATTGTTAAATTATATACAGATGATGCTATTAATACCAGATATTGTACATTAGATGTGTATAATTATGATGATGACTCTTATAGTGATAGAATTGAGTTTGGGATAACAGAAACAAATACTGAATATACATTTGATATAACAAGTTCAGGTAACTTACCAGGTTATGGTTTTTGGACATGGAATAATATAAAAGATTTTACTGTATCATTTATTGGTTTTATAGATAGTGATGCTACAGAACCAGTAACATTTTATGTGGATAGTATAAAATATAAGATAACAACACAAGATACTCCAATACCAGTATATGGATTAAAATGTAAAGATGGTGATAACAATATAACATTAAATGTAACAGATAGTATATCAAGAGTGTTACACAGTGATATATATGATTATAACTCAGATATTGTATATATTGAATTTAATATTAGTATATATGATAATATAGTGGGTTTTTCATATCCACTTGAATCAGATAAAGCATCTCATATAGTAAGACTTTATAATAATGTATACAACTCAATAACAGAAACATATACCCAAACATGGGTTATATATCCACCAATATGGAATTTATCACCAGGTAATACATGGGTTAGTAATCCACTATATGAATCCAGTAAATCAATGGTTGTTATTATGGGGTATTAATAATGAGTGATTATGGAATAATAGTAAGAAATTCAAAGAGAGCTATAATTATAGATAGTAAATTTAAAAACTTTTCATACTATCAAAGTGGTACATCAAGTTTAAATAGTGGTTATAATATAATATCAATTAATAATACAACAGATGATCTTATACTTGTAATACAACCATCAGAGGATGCTTTTATTGCTAATTATGGTTTTGTTAGATCAGATATAACAAATGAATATGAGTCAATAAGATTATTAACAGATGGTGCTTGTACTTGTAATTGGATATTATATAAGAGTGGAGAGTCAATAGCAACAGGTGATTATGGTTTATTGATAAGAAATGAAGATAATGATATATGTTTTAACTCAAATGAATTAGGTTATTTTAATATAGTTAGAAAACATTCTCCAAGAATATATCAAGATGATTATAGTAAAAATTATTTTATTGTTAATGATATTAATAACTATTTCCAATTATTGGGTACCAAATATAGAACAACCATATCAGGTGGTATATATACAAATTATATAAGTGGTATTAAAAAAATAGATAGTAATACAATTGATGTAACTTATACTATACCTGTTGAAACAGGATCATCATCTGGAACAAGCACATATTCAACATCAATTAATACATACTTATTAGAAATCAAACCACCTCCAAGTATATAAATAGGTGATATGACTATATTCATAAGGAGATAAAATGACAATTAATGCTACATATATTAACTCAAAATCATTCTCTGTTATTGGTAACCAAGAAACAGAATTTCATAGTGGTAGAAGAGTTAAATTAATTGGTAATACAACATGGTATGGTACTATATTATCATCTATATATACTTCCATTACAACTATTACATTAACAGATGATAGTGATTCTATTAATAATACACTATCAGAAGTATTCTATGGTATCATAAGTTCAACAGAAGCATCCTCATCTATGCCCATCCATGACCATTTTGGTGAAGGTAGTGGTGGATCATTAGACCATGTAAATTTGACAAACAAAGGTTCAAATACTCATACCCAAATTGATTCACATATTTCATCAGTTCTAAATCCACACCAAGTAACAAAAGCCCAGGTTGGCTTAACTAATGTAGAAGATGGTGCTGATGTTACATCAACACATGAAACAAGTCATTCTGATGTTTTGGTTGATGGAGACTTTACATCTAATGGATTTATGAAAAGAACTGGTACTGGTACATATACTGTTGATACAAATACTTATGAACCAGTTATATCTACTAAAAATACAGCATTTAATAAAGACTTTGGTACCATTGTAGGTACTGTATGTCAAGGAAATGACACCAGATTATCTGATGCTAGAACACCAGTTTCCCATGTACATGGTAATATAACCAATGATGGTAAGATTGGTACAACAACAACTTTACCAATTATTACTGGTACTGGTGGAGTATTACAAGCTGGATCATTTGGTACTATAGCAGGTACCTTTTGTCAGGGAAATGATAGTAGGTTGTCTGATAATAGAACTCCAAGTTCACATGGTAATGAGGCCCATAGTTCAACCTTTATAACCACATCCAGTGTAACATATGAAACTTTAAATACTAATGGTGATGTTGGTACAACTGCTGGTACACTTGCTATTGGTAACCATAACCATACTGGAACTTACCAACCTGCTGATGCTACTATATTAAAACAGGCTGATGTGGATGATACTCCTGTTGATGGTGTTACAACTGCTCCTGTATCAAGTAATTGGGCTTATGATCATAATGCCAATACTAATGCCCATCATAATAGAAGTCACGCTATAACAAGTTCATCTGATCATACTGCTGGAAACTATAAAGTATTTTATACAAATGGAAGTGGTGTAATTACAGAATTAGCACTTGGTGAAGATGGAACTTTCCTTAAATCAAATGGTGCGAGTGCTGCACCTACATTTGCTGCTGCTAGTGCAGAAGGTGGTGTAACAGACCATGGTGCCTTAACTGGTTTATCAGACGACGATCACTCACAATATCACAATGATAGTAGAGGTGATGCTAGATATGAACCTATTATATCCACTAAAAATACTGCTTTCAATAAGAACTTTGGAACGGAAGTAAGTACAGTATGCCAAGGAAATGATGCTAGACTATCTGATGCTAGAACTCCAAGTTCCCATGTACATGGTAATATAACCAATGATGGTAAGATTGGTACAACCACAACTTTGCCAATTATTACTGGTACCGGTGGAGTATTACAAGCTGGATCATTTGGAACTACAGCAGGTTCATTCTGTGTTGGTAATGATGCTAGATTAAGTGATGCTAGAACTCCAAGTTCACATGGTAATGAGGCCCATAGCTCAACCTTTATTACATCATCAGGTGTTACATATGAAGCACTCAATACAAATGGTGATGTTGGTAATAGTGCTTCAACATTATGTGCTGGTAATGATGCTAGACTAAGTGATGCTAGAACTCCTGTTGCTCATACACAGGCTGCCTCAACCATAACAGATTTTGATACATCTGTTGCTGCTAATAGCGCTGTAGCAGCTAATACAGCCAAAGTAACAAATGCTACTCATACTGGAGATGTTACTGGATCAGGTGCTTTAACCATAGCAAATAAACAAACTTTAACAGCATCCAATGGTGTAAATATATCAAACTCCCCTACTGTTATTGGATCATCTGCACCAGCTATATCACTAACATATGGTACAACAGCTAATACTGTTTGTGTTGGTAATGATGCTAGACTATCTGATGCTAGAACTCCAGTTTCCCATGTACATGGTAATATAACCAATGATGGTAAAATAGGAACTACAACAACATTACCAATTATTACTGGTACTGGTGGAGTATTACAAGCTGGTTCATTTGGAACCATAGCAGGTACCTTTTGTCAAGGTAATGATGCTAGACTAAGTGATGCTAGAACTCCAGTTGCCCATACACAGGCTGCCTCAACCATAACAGATTTTGATACTGAGGTTGCTGCTAATAGCGCTGTAGCAGCTAATACAGCCAAAGTAACCAATGCTACCCATACTGGAGATGTAACGGGTAGTGCGGCCCTAACCATAGCAAATAAACAAACATTAACAGCTTCTAATGGTGTTACTATATCCAATTCACCAACTGTTATTGGATCATCTGCACCAGCTATATCACTAACATATGGTACTACTGCTAATACAGTTTGTGTTGGTAATGATAGTAGATTAAGTGATGCTAGAACTCCAGTTTCCCATGTACATGGGAATATAACCAATGATGGTAAGATTGGTACAACAACAACTTTACCAATAATCACTGGTACTGGTGGAGTATTACAAGCTGGTTCATTTGGTACTGCTGCTGGTACCTTCTGCGTTGGTAATGATGCCAGACTAAGTGATGCTAGAACACCAGTTGCTCATACACAGGCTGCTTCCACTATAACAGATTTTGACACAGAAGTAGCAAACAATGATGCTGTTACAGCTAATACAGCTAAAGTAACAAATGCTACCCATACAGGTGAAGTTACTGGTAGTGGTGCTTTAACCATAGCAGATAATATTGTTGATGAGGCAAATCTAAAATTAGAGGAAGGACCAACAAATGATTATGTACTAACTGCTGACTCAAGTAAAAGTGGTGGTATGAAATGGGCCGCTAACCCTGCTGGATTTACTGATCCAATGACTACTCGTGGTGATATAATAGTAAAAAATTCCAGTAATACAACAGCAAGACTTGGTATAGGTACTACTGGTAAATTGTTAACATCTGACGGTACAGATATAAGTTGGTCTGATCCATCAAAGGTTACAACAGACCATGGTACAGCATCAACAGCACAACTGGTAAATGTATGTTATGGAACAGGTGATCCCCCAACAGCATCCACTACAACAGAAGGCTCACTTTATATTAAATATACAGCTTAAGGATATATAATGGGTAAATATAAAGATATTACCGGTAAAAAATTTGATAAGTGGACTGTTGTAAGTTATGCTTATACAAAAAGATATAATACTTCATATATAGCATATTGGAATTGTAAATGTGATTGTGGGAATGAATGTGTTGTTAATGGCAACCACCTAAGAATGGGTAAATCAAAACAATGTAAAAGTTGTGGTAATTCCAGACCAGGTGATAAGAATCCACAATATGGTATAAGAGGTAAAGATAATTGTAGCTGGAATCCAAATATAACAGATGAAGAAAGGGAGTTAAGAAGGACCAATAGTAGGGCTTATCCTGAATATCAACAATGGAGAAAAGCTGTATATGAAATAGATAATTATACTTGTAAAAAATGTGGTAGTAATAAAGGAGGTACACTTATAGCACATCATATTGAATCCTATGCTAAAAATAAAAATCTTAGATTGGTTGTATCTAATGGTATAACATTATGTATAGATTGTCATAAATCATTTCATCATAAATATGGTCAAATAACAAATAAAAAACAATTTGAGGAATTTATGAAATAGTTATGAATACAGATAATAAATTAAATATAGGTGATGTCTGGAAATCTATTGATAGTATTAAGATAAATGTTAATGACGTTTGGAAAGATGTTAATACAGCTTATATCAATATCAACGACACGTGGAAAGAATTCTGGACTTCTGCTGCTCCTCCAGTTAATGCTAGAGGTTGTTTTGCTGGTGGTTTAAGTGCTACAAATGTTATACAATATATAACTATTAATACACCATCGAATGGTACTGATTTTGGTGATTTAACAGTATCTTGTGGATATCATAGAGGCACATCAAATGGTACAAATGAAAGAGGTGTATTCTTTAGTGGTTGGTATTATTCTGGATCAAAAACATTTACTAATGTGATTGATTATATAACAATTAATTCAACAGGTAATGCTACTGATTTTGGTGATTTATCAGAAACATTAGAAGAACAATCAACACTTAGTAATGGTGAAAATGAGAGAGGTATGACCTTAGCTGGTAAACAAAGTAATGGATCAAACAACTATGATATATATTATATAACAATTAATTCAACAGGTAATTCTACTGATTTTGGTTATGATTTTGGTAAAACAGTAATTGGTGACTCAGGTTTATCTAATGCTACTAATGAAAGAGGTATATTAGCTGGTGATACAACTCAAGGTGGTTATATATATTATTTAACAATTAATTCACCTAGTAACTCAACAAGTTTTGGTTATTTATCTGGTGATGGTGGTATATTAAGAGTATCTTCAACATCAAATGGTGAAAATGAAAGAGGTATTATATCAGGTGGTTATAATTATGGTTATAAAAAACTTATACAATATATTACAATTAATTCACCAGGAAATGCTACTGATTTTGGTAATCTAATATATCCAGAAATTGATTCATCATCAACTTCAAATAAAACAAGTGAAAGGGGTATTATAGGTGGTGGTGGTGCTTATGATTATCAATTAATACAATATATAACAATTAATTCAACAGGTAATTCTACAGATTTTGGTGATTTAATTGGTAGTGTATATGGTAGAGGTGCTTGTAGTAATGCTTAATTTTAAAAAGGGGGAAATATGAATGAAGTAACAATAAGTAATTATAATGGTATTTTAACAAAAGCAGGTGATGTAAATGCTTTAACATTTAGAACATTAGATGATAAGCAATTAATTGAAATTAATTCATGGATGCCAGAAGTCAATAGGGCTGTTGCTTGTTTCAATAAGCAAAACTCCCAGACAAGTGCTTCTCTGATGACTTTAAATATGATTGATTCAACACCTTATAGGGTTCTAAGGCAAATATTAGCTCAAGTGGAATCCAAGAGATCAGCTTTAAATGAGAATATCTATAAGATGGAGTTGAATAAAATTGAGTACCAAGAATTAGAGGAAAAATTATCTAATGAAACCAATGAGTTAAAGATCAAAAAGATAAAATTAAAGATGAATAAGATAGCTTGTAATGTTATTGATTCACAGGGTCATATTGAGGCTGCTTTAAAAGAGATTGGTGCTTATAAAAGAAGGTATGATGAAGTAAGGGATAATTTTAATATACCAGATAATTGGGATGAGCAAGACTTTGAGAATGAGGAAATTGAACATCATATTAAGTCTATATTTAGAAATGCTGTAAGGGATAGGATGCAGAATTCACATAACCAAGGTACAATGGAGTATATGGAACAGTTTGGAATTAATCCAATAACAGCATATGCTTTAACTGATAAATATATTGGTGAGATTGATAACACTATAAATAATGAAAATAGAGGTCCAGATATTGTATCATTGTATAGATTTTATGAGCAAATGTATATAACATTTAAAGATGAATATAAAAAAGCAATGAGTAAACTTGGACTTGATAATATAACACATGCTGACTTCTTAATGAAGGAGATTTAATAATGGAATATAGATTGTTTTTCTTAACACCAGGTCAACAGGCACCATCAGGATCAACTGGTATGATGATAAGTAATGGTATTGTATGGGTAGGAGAATCTAGCACATTTCCAAATGAAGTTTTAAAGGGTAGAATATTACCAACAGACTCAAGTGTAAATGAAACATATGACAGTAGATTGATGGGTGAGGATGAAGTTGAGTTATACATTGATATGATAAATAATCCAGATAAATATAGACCAACATGGATTGAGGAATAATAATGACCCAATGGGTAAATATACCAGCAGAATGGACTAATACATCAACAGAATGGTTGAATGAACAAATACTATCTGTTATATATGCTGCCCTTACATTCATTGCTAAGTCAAGATACAATTATTTTGAAGCAATCTCAAAGGCAGGGTTTTTTGCTGCTATTGAGAGATACAATTGTTTTGATTTAATGAAAAGACAAGTGGATGTAAGTGATTTTGCTGGTACATTGAATCCACAATTTGAAAATGGTTTATTTTTTGGTGGTTATGATGGTAGTTCATTTGGTAGTACAACTGAGTATATAACTATCAATACACTTGGTAATTCTAAATCATTTGGTAATTTACTGGATGTTGTAGCTGACTCAGCGGCTTTTAGTAATGGTACAAATAGCAGAGGTATAAACACAGGTGGTGTTAAATTAGCACCAGGAGTTGTTAATAGTAAAAAGATAGAATATATTAATATAAACTCTATGAGTAATTCAATATTATTTGGTGATTTATTAGCTGTTAGGAATGCTTTAAAAGGAACATCAAATGGTGAAAGTGAAAGAGGTATTATAGCTGGTGGTTATAATATAGCCAGTGTTAATACAATTGAGTATATAACAATCAATTCTATAGGTGATTCAATTGATTTTGGTGATTTATTAACACCTAATCATGCTCTATCAAGTTGTAGTAATAGTACAAATGAAAGGGGAATATTTGGTGGTGGTTATACAGCAGGTACATACTTTAATGTTATACAATATATAACCATCAACTCTATTGGTAATGCTACTGATTTTGGTGATTTAGTAATAAAAAGAAGAGATTGTAACTCATGTTCAAATGGTATTAATAATAGAGGTATATTTGGTGGCGGTTATGGTCCAAGTACATCAAAAACAATAGATTATATAACAATAAACTCACTTGGTAATGCTTCAAACTTTGGTAATCTAACCAATTATGTATATACACAAACATCAACATCAAATGGTACAAATGAAAGAGGTATTATAGCAGGTGGTTATAATTATATAAGTGGTTGGAAACCAGTAAATGTAATAGAATATATAACCATTAATTCTACTGGTAATGCTATAGATTTTGGTGATCTAATGGTTGCTAATATTTCTAAATCAAGTACAAGTAATAGATAAAGGAAAATTATTATGGATTTTAAAACAGCAGAGAATATTAAATTACAACCAGGAGATACAAAGGTTGGTGTTAATTTCTTATTTCCAATAGAATCTGTAGCATATGCTAATGATGGTGCTATACCATATGGATTAACAATAAGCTCTGTTGTAGTCACATCATCTTACAATGGTGTATCTATTACTGATATGATAATTGGTAGTCCAATACTAACTGGTACAAATCTCAATATAGTTCAGGTTGTATTAAGTTATCCATCAACAACAATGGCTTTGATAACTAACAAAATAACAGCATCACTAAGATTTATTTTAACATTAAGTGATACATCAACAAGAGAATTTGACTTTAGGAATATTACAATTGGGAATGTAATATAGACTATGCTCCCCCCATAATCTATTTTATATAAATATGAGGGAAGAAATTCCCTCATATTAATTTTAGAAAGGTACTGAAATGGAACAACACAAGACTGACCACGATATGATAATTGAACATGGAATTATACTAACTGGAATATCAAACACACTAACTGATATAAGCTCTAAACTAAATGAATGGCCTAAAGCTTGTGATTCAAAACATAGTAAAATAGATGAATTTTGTGAAAACAAACAATCAAAATATGATGATAAATTAGATAAAAAAATTGAAAATAAAGTATTTTACTGGGTGGTAGGTATAATAGTTATAGCACTATTATCTTTTGGTGGTATAGTTAATAATCACTCTGTTGAAATTGATAGAAATACTAATAATATTAAAACCATTGTTGATATACTTAAAAAGTAAAGGGATATCCATTATAGATATCCCTTATTGTAAATTATAATAATAACCATTCCATCAACCTATTCTTTGTATTAGTATGGAGACTCTTATTATTCCAATCTCTATGCTCCACATAAAATAAATCAATTCCTTTATCTATACATAAGTCTGATTTTATCTTATCCCTTCTCATTACAGCTTCTTGTTTATGCCATGTACCATTAACTTCTATAGCTTTATTCATTGATGGTAAAAATATATCAAGTTCAAGTCTTCTTTTAGTATATGGATTAACCAATGTAGCAACATCATTAAATATTAATAAATCATTTGATACTATACTTGATACAAACTCCCTTACTTGCTTCTCAAATGATGAATTTATACCACCCTTTAATAAAGCATCACAATGTGGACACCCTCTATTATTTTTAAAATTATGTTGTGATAATTTAAATTCCCTATTACATTTTTTACATAACACATTCAATGGTGTAAAAGTATTTGTATATTCATCATCCAATACCATGATTGATTTGTTCAAAAACATGAACTTTATATCATGTATATTGTGTTTTGAATTATTACATATTGGACATCTTTGTCCAGAGTTTTTAAAATTAGCAAAACGCATACCAAACTCATGACCTAATGGACATCTTATATCCAATAAACTATTACCATTCTTATATTCTGTTGATATTAAACTATATCCAGTAGATTCTATATATTCTTTTACATAATCATATGTTAATCTTCTCATTTTACTTCCCCCATTTCAATCTCAAATTCTTAATTATAGACTCTATAGCATCCAGATGATTATTTAACAACACTTTTTTATTCATAATATTAACAGTTTTACAATCTTTACATATACCAAATACTTCTAAATGACTTCCATTATCAGTATTCCAATCAAAAGTATTATCACATACTTTACATTTCTTATTAGAAGTTATCATTTACTAACTCCTGAGCCTTCTCCAATGTTGATACAAGTCTCTCTAAAACCCTTGAATTTCTATCATTCTCAACCATCATATCAACTACTAATTCCTTTAATTCATTCTCATCCATACCCTCAACTTCACCAATAAACTCAGGATTTTTCATATGATTTGGATCTTTGAGAACTTTATCTACATATTTGTGAACCAAATCAATATCATTTGGTAATGGAGCTTGTCCATAAAATACTCTCAACATCTCTTGTTCAACACAATGTATCATAAACTTATCAAAATCTTCAAAATCATTGATACCTCTGTACTCTTGGATATACTTGTTCCATTTATTATACTTATCATCATCAACCATAAACATTACTACTGTTTTATTACCCTTTTTCATTTTTACTTCCCCCTTTTAAATTTATCATCTACCCATAAAATTAACAACATTCTAACTAAAGCTGACTTATTGATTCCCTCTTTCTTACATTTGAGTTTAATTCTATCATTTAACTCTTTCTCTATTACAGCACCAATTCCAATTGGATCATTAAACTTTGAATTATCACCAATCTTATACATTTTATGTTCTCCTTTTTCTTATACATTTATTTATAATTTTAGTATTTAAATTTCAATTTTATATGGTTTTTATAATACCTTATTTCATTGAATGTTTCCGAAAGGGAAACTTTTTATTTTCAATGGTAAGAACACTGTGTTAGTTATGTCAGAAGTATCACATTATAAGGAGGATTTCTTTAATTCCTCTTGCTTTTCTTTTAAAAAATTATACATCATAACTTTTGTCTCTTCCTCAATCCTTTGATCCTCTTTAACCTTTAATTCAGCCTCTTTTCTCTTTCTTGGACCACCTTTACATCTATCATAGATATAATACAATATAGCTGCTCCAAACCATATAGCGAAACCATAATACATAAAATTTATAACATTTAAAAATATATCAATAACACCAAAACCTAATAACAAACCTATATCAAATAACATAATCAAATCTCCTTAAACTAAAATTATTAAACAAATAAGTATTATAATCATTACTACTGCCTCTAACACCATTATATCTTTATACACTTTTGATATACTCCTTTACTGCTCCCCATAACTGATACTCCTTTATTGATTTATACTTCTCAAATTTAATAACATTAGTTCCACAGACACAACATTCTGGATTACTATAAAATTTATCAAATGTTGTCTCAAATAAATGACCCTTCGGACATCTTAGCCATAAGCTATTTCTACTAATAATACTATGTAATTCATATCCCTCATTATTAATAAACTCCCTTACTTCATGTAACATCATTTTAATTCTCCTTTTTTAATATCATATGTTATTGTTCTCTTTTCGATACCATACTCACATTTTTTATTATCAATTGCTATATTAAATACCTTAACACTTCTATCACCACTTTCATTATAATCATTAATAAACTTCTTAACTATATCTATTGGTAAATACCATTGACTAACATCATTTAATATCAACTTTATCTTATAATCATTTGATATCCAATTTCTTAATGGCTTACCTGTCTTTGAATTAATAAACTTATGATCATCATCAATAACATCAACTTTTTTTACTATATCCAAATACTCAAATAAACTAATACATCTATAAAATGTTCTTTTTTCACAATTTATAAATTCTTCTTTTAACCATATACTAGGTGAATATCCTATCTGATATGATCTCCATCTATTAAACTTATAAATCAGTAATGTTAACATACGCTTTTGAGTTTCACTTATATTATATCTGGATATAATATCAAACATTATATGATCTATCATTACAAAATTCTTATTTTTCTTATCCAAAATATTACTCCTTTATATAAATAGGAGTGTGATAACCCAGTCACACTTCCTTTCCAAAAAGTGGATGTTATAATGACATCCACTTTTCACTTTAGTCCAACTTCTTAGATTCAACTTCCTCAATCCAGTTAATAACCAACTCTCTAAATAAAGCACTCATAGTCACATCCATATCACTACATATACTCTTAACCTTTAATGCTACAGGTTTTTCTAACCAGAATGTTATACTCTTAGAATTCTCACTGTTAAACTTTTGCTTCTTTGGTACATTGATTTCCATTATACTTTCTCCTTTTTTGTGTTGTTTTTATTACCTTCAATTTTATTTAGTATAGATGTTCAAAAAATTAAAAATTTTAATTACCAAAGATATCACATGGTTACATCTAAGTGTTTAATATCATTAGTAAAAATATTTTAAGTGGTGACTCCATGTCACCAAATTTCTGATCAAAAATGGTGACTCCATGTCACCAAATCCAAAAAAATGGTGACACCAGGTCACCAAATCCAAAAAAATGGTGACACCAGGTCACCACCATGGTGACTCCATGTCACCTCAAACCATAAAAAAAATCATATCCAGAATAATTATTTCATATGTCTAAAGAAACCTTTAAATAAACCTCCATAATAAAGAAACCTAATAAAGAAACCTTGGCAGTTTTTAAACTAATTTTATAACCACTATGGTTAGACCTTCAACATCTATGGTTGAATATTAACCACTATGGTTAGCCCTTTAATCTCTATGGTTAAAATAAAATAACCCATTGGGCTCATCTGGATGAAATTTTAATAGTAGTATATCACTTGTTGCTAAATCAGTTTAAACCCAAAATTTACTCCAATGGATGATTGATTTATCTCTTGGTTGATGGTGTGATTTTTATATGGTCTGGATACTTCCTCTGGATGAAATTATACTACATTGTAGTAGTGAGACACTTCTGTCTCATGTGTATATACAAGTGAGACACTTTTGTCTCATAGACATAAATTTTCTAATAAATTCAATTGGTTTCTTATTGGGAAACTTTTTGGATGATATCAATATATGTTGATATGTTGATATAAAAACCAATGATTCTTAGTATTTTATATCATAATGTTATAATATGTATAAATAAAAATAAAGCTTTGTTTTAATTATATAAGGATATAAGGATATGGTTCAAAAGGTTAAGAAAGAGTTGAAGGGTAAGACACAGGTATGTAAAGGATGTGGTAAGGAAAAACATGTAAAAAGTTTCCCAAAAGACAACCGATATAAAGGTGGTCTTTCCACCATATGTTTAAAATGTACGAAGGCTAAACATCCTGGTTCAATTGAGAATAAAAGACCAAAGATCATTGATGGGGTTGAGGAAACTAAAGTTCCTAAAATATTAAATGATAAAAATACTGAGCTAGCTATAAATAAACGCTTTCAATTTATGATGTTGGAAGCATTTGGACCTAACTTAGAAGATATAGTCCATGAGCTTAAAGTAATGTTGAAGAATAAAAAGATGTCTGGAAATGTGAAAATGGCTGTAATAAAAGAGGTTCTTGATAGAGTATTAGGAAAGCCAATACAAGAGCAGTTGATAAAACAAGAAGTAATTAACATTAATATAAAGAAACCTGATTTATCCAATATTGTTGATATAACACCAAAGGAGTAGGGGGATTTGGTTATGTGTCATTTTTTTGACAGTAGATATTTAAACTGGAGGAATCCAGATTGGAAGCAGGAGCCAATAGTAATACTTCCTGAGAAGCAAAAAGTTAAGATAAATTCATTATTGGAGGCTGTGTCAATAGGAAATCCAGATGAGACATCACTAGAGACAACTAATATTGTAATGTATGAACTTGGTGATCTTGTTAAGAATCTGTTTTATAGTAAGATATATCCTGAAAAGAAAGAGTATCATATGGTTGAGGCTAAGATAGCTATGACTGATTTATTAATTCAATGTAAAACTATATGTGAAAGAGAGAAGTGGGATTTTAATGAACTTGTTGATATTGGTGAGAAAAGAATGATTGAGAGAATCACAAGACGTGTTGAACTAAGGGAATAATATGATAGTAAATATTGACCTTTCTAATATAACAGAAGTTATGAACAAATCATTTTGGTTTTTATTAAATAACCAGAATAGATTTATTATATGTAGAGGTGGTGCTGGTTCTGGTAAGTCATACTCTATAATACAGTCATTGATATTTAGAATACTGTATGATTATGATGATCTTAGTATCAAACACCACTTTTTGTTGTTAAGGAAGACATTACCAGCAGCAAAGAAATCACTAATACCATTATTGAGATATCTTATTAAAGATTGGGGATTACAGGATATAGTTGTTGAGAATAAGACTGATCATATATTCACATTTAGTAATGGTAGTGTTATATCTATTGATAGTTTGGATGATGCCGAAAAAATTAAATCTGTATTTGGTATAACCAAGATATTTCTTGAAGAAGCAAATGAGTTCACATCAGAGGATTTTAAACAGTTAAATTTAAGATTAAGAGGTATAACAAAGTCAACATTCCAGATTATTATTGCTTTTAACCCTATTAGTAAAAACAATTGGATATATAGAGATTTATTTATTAATCCATTAGGGAATGCTTATTATCATCATTCTACTTACAAAGATAATAAGTTTCTTGATAAAGAGTATATTAAAGAATTAGAGGGTCTTATAAAGAAAGATGAGATGTTCTATAATATATATACACTTGGTGAATGGGGGTGTATAGAGGGTCTTGTATTTCCAAAGTATAATATTATTGATGAATGGCCTAGTGATATTAAGTATCATATATATGGAGTTGACTTTGGATTCACAGCACCAACAGCAATTACAAGATGTGCTATAGAGGGTGATGATTTATTTTGGAATGAGGTTTTTTATGAGACTAAGAAAACCAACCAAGAACTTATTGAGTTCCTTAAGTCCATATCAATTGATGAGTTATATTGTGATACAGCGGAGCCAGCAAGAATAAAAGAGATGAGAAATAATGGTATAAATGCTAAGAAGTCAATAAAGGATATCAAACCAGGTATTGACTATATTAAAAGGTATAACATTAATGTTACTAGAAGTTCAACAAATTTAATAAAAGAATTAGATACTTATAAATGGATGGATAGTATTGATGGTAAGAATGATAAAGATTTACCAGTGGACTTTATGAACCATGCTATAGATTCTGGTAGATATCCTGCTTACACAAAATGGGGTCGTAAAAGAATTTTTGATGTAGTAGTATAAATAAGTTTAATATAGTATTTAAATTTATAGGAGTATTTAAATTATGACAATGATACAGAGTGTTGGGGGAATTTGGGTTGATGATACAACCATACAAGTTCCAAGTTCAACTGGTAAGTCATGGCAGGATGTAATATATGCTGTAGTTGATAATAGATTAGAGGTATGGGATATTGAAAAAAAAGATCCATATAAGTCTAATTATACTATTAATAGGGCTGTTAATCTTATAGCAAGTAATGTTGCTCAAGTTCCATTATTGATATATAATAAGAATAATGATGTAGTTGAAAATGATTATGTTAATAGTATATTTAATGCTCCTAATAGTGAAACTAGTAATTTTGAGTTATGGGAACAAACTGTTATAAGTTTATATAATAGAGGTGAAGCATTTTGGTATCTTAACACCAATGAACATAATGTTATTAAAGATATGTTTGTACTTGATCCTAAGTTTATGAAACATTTTCTTGATAAAGATACAGGTATGATATCAAAATGGGTATTCAATGATAAGATACCAATGGAAGTTAATAATGTTATACATTTTAAAGCTTCTGGTAGTGGTAAAAGAGGTTTCTCACTTTTAAATACTATAGTTATTGAATTATCAAGTGATGAGCAAGCTGCTCAGTTTTCTAATAGTTATTTTAAGAATGGTGCTAAACTTGGTGGTATAATAACAACAGATAAAGATGTTGAGATAACATCAGCGGAACTTGCAAAGGTTATTGATAAGTTTAATGCTACACATCAAGGATCAAATAAATCTTATAAAGTTGCTGGACTACTTGGTGGTTTAAAGTATCAAGAGATGACAACATCTCTGAAGGATATGGATTTCCTTCAAAGTAGAAAAGATATAAGAGATAAGATAATGGTATTACTTGGTGTTAATCCAACTGTTATGGGATTAGTTGAGAATGTTAATCTTGCTAATGCTCAAATGGCTATGAGACAGTTTATTGAACTAACAATATTACCATTGTTAATTAGATTACAACAAAAGTTAAATGCTACATTATTTAATAACCATTTCAAAGGATATACTTGTAAGTTTGATAAGAATTCAATAGAGGCATTACAAGAGGACATAGTTAAACAATTAGAGGCAGCAAAGACATTATTATCAATGGGATATACAAGAAATGAGATTAACACAAGATTAACATTGGATTTACCTGATACTGATGATAATTTAGATTTATTACCTTTAAATACAAAGTTAAGAAGTGATTTATTCAAACCTAAGGAACCAAAAACTGTTAAGTTAATTGATAAAGATGTTATTGATAATAAAGTTAATAAAGATATTGAAGTATTTATGTTCAAGAAGTTCAAGACTTT